CGAATCTCACCAGCGTTATCAATGGCGCCGTAGACACTGCCAACCGCGGCAAGTGGCTGCACCCAATCTGACCACCCCATCCTTACTCTCCTATACCATTACACGGCCAGTGGCCGCGTTAATTGAAATCTGCTGCATAGCGAACTCATCACCCTCTATCTCGCAATCGAATCCGACCCTAAACATCTCGCCGCTGCCGGACACGTTCACCTTTGCGTTCTTGAACTGTGCGGTGCTGTTGGCGGGACCCCTTACCTTTGACTTGTACTGCATCTCATTGGAGCCAAAGCTCCAGCGTGAATAGAGTGACGGTATGACCTCCGAGTGGTAGCTGTAGATCAGCGACTTGGGGATCATCGACTGCGTCAGGCTCTCGCCTGCCAGGAGGACCGTGGACTCGTAGCTCATGGTGTAGCTGGAGGGCTCCGTGTATGCGTTGTACGTCAGCAGACCCCTGTTGTTGCGACCCGCGAGCACCTCCCTGTCAACGTAGTCAGAGCGGACCGTGACGCTGTCCCAGAAGTCGCAGCCCGTCCACTGCGTGACCCTCAGGCCACCCGTAACGGAGGGCTGGCCAAGCTGGAAGCAGTAGGCCTTCATGGTGTTGGGGAACAGGCATATGGCCTTTGACTTCGACGGCATGTGGAGCAGCCTCACGACGTCCCTTGCGGGGGCGATCTGCTCCCTGATGGCCGTGGCCACATTAAGGGACGGCTCACTGATTGGAGAAGACTTCTCCTGTATCACCCGACCCAGCGCCCTGACGCCAATCGAGTCAACGAACAGGTGGTCGGTGCCAATGTTGCACATAGCGTCCTGGTTGAGCAGGCCGACGTCCTTGATGGCGTCATGCAGGCGCAGGCCGTCCTCTGCCGCAGGGTCGCCTTGAACGCCGCTGAAGATAAGAATGCTCTGCCTGCCGAATACGACAAGGAAGCCGTTGTGCGCGGCTATTCCCTTGATCCTGTCGTTGCCGTTTGGCCAGTACTCTCTGACGTCAATGATACCAGCCGTGTTGAACGGGTCGATTGGACTGCCGTCCTCATCAACCGTGCCGTCATACCACTGATGAGGTACAAGCAGGTCAGAGTAATAGATAGTGTCATAATTGCCGTTAACGCCAGAAACCCAAAGGCGGCCATAAGCGGCGCAAGCAATGTCGCCATCAATCTCATTCGCTATGACTCCGCTGTTGTCCTGTGGTGGTATGTAGCTGGGGTGGTCCGATAGCTTGTACACGGAGCCTCGCTCGTAGACCATCACGGGGTCGCCCTTAGAGAACACGTAGATGGCGTCCTTGTAGGGCACTAGCTGGGCGTCCGTTACGCCGTGGGTGGGCTGTATTGACGTGACGGCCTGCAGGCTGCCGTTAGCCAGGACGGCCCCCATGTACCTGCTGTACTGCGTGAACTCGACGGTCTTGCCCATAAACGGGTCGGTGCCGTACTGCGCAGATCCGTACGTGCTCGCTGAGAGCGAGCCAGACGCACCGGCCCCTATGCCGACAATGCAGAACGTGATGTTGTTGTCGGAGTCAAGGTTCGTTATGCCGTTGTACTCGTCCCTGTTGTACTCGCCAACCCCGTACGCGCTGCGTGGGTCCCTGACGAGTGACCTGGTGCCATTCTGGCTGTACTCGGACACGCTGTACGCCGCGTTGCTGTACTCGCCAGTTAAATTGTCTTGGTCGATAGGCTCCTGCGTGGGGAAGTCGTAGTCAGGCTCAAGGGTTGTTACCCTGACGATGTCGAACTGCTCGCCCTCGGCAAGCCCGAAGTCGTTGTCACTCACGTAGTCAGCGAAGGCCTCGCGTGCCGCCAGCCTGCCTATCCTGTCGATGACGCAGTTCTCAGCCTTGAGCGCGAAGTCCAGCGCCTGCTGGAAGACGCTGATCTCCGTGCTCAGCCCCTGAGATCCGGGGCCCTGTACCGCTAGCTGCTTAAGTGGTGCCCCCATTTAGGCCTCCATCCACGTGTACTCAAGTGATGAGTTGTTGACGTCCCAGCTAATGGCGTCGCTGAGGTACTGCTTAGCCAGCGCAAACAGCTCCATGCTGGACGCACCACCGGCCTCGCCCCTCTCCCTAGCCGCGTACGCCATCGCGTAGTGCAGGATAGGGTCCTCGGGCACTAGGAACTTGTCGTCGTCATTCTCAAGCCTGTCCTGGTGGGCGTACCCGAACGCAAGCAGGGTCTTATCGGGGGAGCCTAGGTACGAGTCCCCGTCGAACTTAGCCTCCGCAAACTCATACACGTCGTGAGAGTCGCCAAAGGTATTATCTGGGTACGGCCACACCTTGAGCGTGACCCTGTGGTCGTGCACGTCGCCGAGGGTGTACCAGTGAGGCGAGCCGTTCTGCGGCGGCTTGCGCTCCATCCATCTGGGGTTGGCCTCCTTGAGCACCGCGCCGGACACGTACCGGACGAGGTAGATAGGTGACTGCTCAGACGCGCCCATCAGGTTGTACTTGTGGACCTCGTGGGCGAGGTCTATCACCCACACCTTACGCAGCGCGTTCCAAGTGTGGGCCCTCTCTACAAACTGCTTGGCGTCGTTGACGAACTTGCAGACCAGTTTCTGCTGCGGGTCGTTGTCCGGGTCGGCGACCGACGAGATCTCGACCTCGCGCAGCCTCACCAGAACCTCGTTGCACATCTCCAAATAATTCATGCCATATAGTCCTTAAACAAGTCCTCAAACAGCCTAGCCTTAACCTGCTGCGGCCCCTTCTGCCTCGGCTTGAACTGCGTGCCAGGGAACAGTGGGCCCCACTCTGGGTTGGCGTTGCCTCCTGTGCCCGACAGCATTCCCTGCCCACTGCCTAGGCCACCGCCTCCGGCGCCACCACCGCCAGAGCCACCACCAGATCCCGCGCCAGTGCCTGATCCGGTTCCGGCCCCAGTTGAGCCGCCCGTGTTGTCCCCGCCATTTGACCCGCCGTTCGTGCCCGTGTCAGTGCCCGCTCCTGCACCCGTGGAGCCTCCTGTCGTGGCCCCTCCCCCGGTCTCTCCTGACGTGCCAGAGCCCGCCCCAGATCCGCCAGTGGTCTCGCCGGTGTTGCCGCCCACGTTGGTGCCCGTTCCTGCCCCAGATCCTCCCCCGGAGCCCGTGCCGCCCTCTCCGCCCACGTTGCTGCCGTCGGTGTTTGAGTTGTCGGTGCCGTCTGTGGCGTTGCCTGAGCCGTCCCCGTTGTTGGTGTTGTTGTCGCCAGTACCTGCAGAGTTGTCATTGACGCCGGTGCTTTCACCGCCTGCCCCAGTGTCACCAGACCCGCCAACAGTCCCGTCTCCGGTGTTGCCACCGCCTGAGGAGCCGCCTGTTGATCCTGATGAGCTTGGCAGGCCACCGCCCCCGAACATCCCGCCAGAGCCGTCACCGCCCTGCTCGCTGGTCTCACCGCCACCAGTGGGGCCCTGACCCTGCTCCGTGCTGTCGTTAGGGTCGCCGGTTGGGTTGTCGTTGTTTGCGTCCCCGTCGGCAGACTCCTGCTCGGTGCTTGTCTGCGGGTTCTCCGTCTCCGGTGTCTCCTCGGTGAAGTCGTCAATCGGAGCCGTCACGGGCGGCTGTGTGCCGTCCAGCGTGATCCAGTCGTCAACCATTTCGCTCTGGTTGTATATAGGCCTGCCGTATTCGTCGTACCCGCCAAAGACCTCGCCGCCACTGGTGACGCCGTAGTCGTTCATGGTCTGCTGCCAGTCGCCCCCATTCTCTAGGTCGGCGTAGAGGTCGGTGTATGCGTCCTCGCTGATTGCCTTTAGCTTGCCGTCCATGATGATGTAGTGTCGGCCGTCCCTGTACTCAAGCGTATAGGGCTGCTCCATGTTCTCCACCCACCCACCGGCGTGCGTGACGATGTTGGGGTTAATGGCGTCAATGTCGTCGTACCTGCCCTCAAGGTAGGCGTCGATCTGCTCGTCCGTGAAGCCGTCCCTCTGCATTGCGGCAACTGTCTGGCTCTCTGACAGGGAACCGTACCGCTCGTTGGCCCACTCCTTGGTGAACGCCGTTGGGTTTGTCGTGCTGTCTGGCGGAGCCAGATCAACGTCTCCGTAGATGTTCTCGTTGGGGTTGGGGTCAACAAAGTCGTGGTTAACGTCGATGTCCTGCAGGTCGTTGCCGTTGAGTACGCCGTCGCCATCGAGGTCCAAGTTGTCCATGTTGCCGAGCACGTTGCCCGTGTCGCTGATGACGGTGCCGTCATCCAACTGCCACAGGCCCTCTCCAACCTGAGTGCCCTTGCGTTGCGCCGTAACCGTGATCTCCTCAAGCACGTCTGCCTCGGCATCGGACTTGCCAATGTCGGCGAGGAAGCCCTTGAGGGCAGCAGAGCCGCCAGCCATAGCCGCCGCTATAGCCGCATCTTTCCAATCTATCTCTCCCTCTTGAACCATCTGGGTGACAAGGCTCATGCCTCCGGCCTGCAAGGCGGCACTTAAAATATCCCCGCCACCTTCCATAAGAGAGTTACCGAAGTCGTTTATCTGGGAGCCAATGTCACCAATAACACCGGAACCATTAAGCGCCTCAGATAACTGAGCGCCACCGTAAGAGGTAGCCGCCGCTAGTAGGGCGTCGCCCCAATCAAGCTCCCCAGTGGTCACATACTGTTTTGCCATGTTCACAATGGCCGCGGAGGCGGCCTTTGCGCCAGCCGCGCCAAGGGCTGGAGTTAGTGCGCTAGTGATTGCAGGGCCAGCTATGAAGCCTGCTGCCGCTATAACGCCAGCCTTGCCAAGATCGTGCAGGAGGTCGCCCTCATGGTGGGTCAGGCTTCCCGTTACCGGATCAAACACAACGCCAGCGCCCGTCAGGCCAGACGTGCCTTGAGTTCCTCCCGTAATGCTCCCAGACGCAGGAAGGCCAACGCTCTCGTACAAGGCGTTAAGCTCATCGTTAAGGGCCATGTAACCCTCTTGATTCTCCAGCATCCCCTGATACCAATCAGAGCCCTCTACCTGAGCAATAGCCTCCTGCTCAGTCATCTCGGGGTTGTTGGTCAGCAGATTGAGAACGCGCCTGTCCCTGAGGGTCTGCATCTCTTGGAAGGCCCTGCTTGCTTGATAGTCAGCGGACCTTGCCTTGATGTCATTCACACCGGCAATGAACGTCTGCCACTCCTCCTCTGAAACGCCTAGCTGTGCGCTAGCAACATCATAAGAGTCCTCCCAGTTAATAGGCGAATACAGATCAACCTGCTCGCCAAATACCGGATCAACGCTGGATACAGGCATCTCTACGCCATTGACAAGGACATTGCCAAGGCCGTCTCCTGACCCAGTTAGCTCATTTTCTAATCCGGTAGCCATCTATCAGCCTCCGCTACACTGATAGCCTTCAAGGAACACCAAGCTCAGTGCTAGTAGTCGGTTCATGGTTAGTCCCTCTTTAATCCCATTAAGCAGATATAGCCGCCTGCGATATGCCCGCCCGTGTTAAATCTAAAGCCCGTCCAAATCTGCCCGTCAGTGCAGTCAATATGACAGCACCCGCTGTTTAGCTTGTTGTTTGTTACGCCACTCACCTCGGCGTATTGTTTGCGAGAGGTGTTCTTGCCCCAGCCTTCAGTACCGGCAGTGCGAAGGTATATGTCACCCAGCATATGCGGGAAGTTTGTGGACAAACCCCAATTCAAGGTAAACCAGTTCCGAGAAGCCGATGTGCCTGTTGCTGAGTTTGGAAGAAACTGAGTGTTTGCATAAAGGTTCGACCCAGCTATCACATCACTGGAGCCGCCTTCTTTAATCTGGAGTGTTGGCTCACGATTATTCCAAGAAGGATCTCCCTTTAACTCGTATATCACCCTGAAGTCAGTATGCGTATCGGGGAACTCGTCAAAGTCATATTGATCAGCGCCAGCCAGATCAACGCGCTCAATCACATCCCAAGCACCGCCGCCACCTGACTCGATAGGCGACCAAGCCGCGTCCTGCCTCGCGTACTGGATACCATCCTCTGGGGCCTCTTCTACTCCACCGCCATCACCAGAGCCTGACCACTCCCATCTGCCCGTATCTGGATCAAGCACCCAGCCCAGAGCAGAGGGATCAGTAATTACCCTTGCTGTCATTTTTCAGCCGCCTTATCAAAGATTTCGTCAACAGCCTCATCACTCAATTCCATAGCCGCCGCTACATCCACGATCCAAGGATCAAGGCGGTTGATAGTGGCTGAGTGATTCCAGTGAATCTCAAGCTCAGTGGTGTTCGTTGACTTAGCCATGGCAGACTCAACGTCGCCGTATACGCCAGCGTCATTCAGTGCCAGCCGCAACTGCTTGTTGCTTACCGTCATGCCCTGCCGACGATAGAGGTCAGCATTGGCCTCCATGTCTGCCTGCATTGCATCAGCCTGTGCCTCTTCCTCTGGCGTGAAAGGAACTAGACCGTCCTTTGTTGCTTTCATTCTGCTCATTTTGGAAACTCCAGCCATTTATCTTCGTCCCATATCCAGATGCGCCCTGTGGTGCTGTCCATCCACTGAAGGCCCGTTACGGGGTCTGTAGGCTCATCAGGCTGGATGACCATCCCAGCCCCGGCAGAGTCACCACCGGAGCCACCAATCTCCACAACCGTACCGTTAGACAGCTTTGTGTAGGCAGTACCAGTGGAGGTGTCTAAAGCAATCTCGCCAACCGATAGATCATTGGCTGCCGGTCTGCCTGTTCCTCTCTTATGGAGAATAGTTGTCATGGTTTACCCCGCGAAAAAAGGAGGAGCCGATGCGTAAGAGCCGCCGTCAATCTCGTTTTCAAGGGCTGAAATTCGTCCATCGAGAGCGGCGTCAATGTTGTCAAGAGCGGTTAAGTAATCTCTAAGGTGGGCCACTTGGTCTATCGAAACAGTCTCAAAGCCATAGGACACAACCGTCCATGACAGCGCATTGGCAATCAGCCAATCACCGGCTTTAAGATTGACACTCTCGCCATTGATAGAAGCTGAGCCAGAAGTAGAGCAGATGAAGTAAATGCCCTGCTGGTCTGCTGTCGTGCTAATGGGAAGCGTGTCGCCCTCATTAAAACCACGATCCAGTGCGTACTGGTCAACCTCAGTAATCTTGTTGGTGACAGGAGAGTACACACCACCAAAGGTCAAGCCAGATTCAATAGCCGCAATCTCATTATTGATCTTGTCTATTGCTTCTTTGTTATCGGCAATCCCTTGGGCGTTTTCTTCAACCGACCGGATTACTGCGCTCAATGCGCGGGTTACTTCATGGATCTCATTCCATAGCTGATTGACATCAACCTTCAGTTTGTCAATGTCACCGGTGTTGGTGTTGACCTGTTTCTCAAGCTCAGAAAGATTGATTGAGCCATTGTTAGGATCAATCTCAATGATCCAATCAGGGAAGGTGTCAGGGTTGATCTGGTTCCAATCAATTTGACCGCCAGATAGCTCAACAACAGAACCATCTGCCGCACCCGCGTACATCATTCTTGCACCGGTATCGACGGCAACCTCACCATAAACCAGTGAATCTGGCTTGCCTGTTCCGCGCTTTAACCTAATAGTAGTCATACTATTCTCTTCCCGTAAGTGCCGCCATCGACGGTGTTTTCATAACCAAGAGTAGAAATTCCTTCCGGCTTTTCTAAAAGCTCATCCCAAAAAACTAAGTGGCCACCAGTGCCGCCACCACCAGAAACAACTGGAACCCACTCAGCATTGGCGCGGGCATAAACGGTGCCGTTCTGGGGTGCCTCCTCGACATATTGTGGAAGGCTGTCGATCTCACCTTGTATCTGGTCAATTTGACCCTCTAGACCCCCTATCCCCTTGGAGATCGCATCAAACTCATCCTGTAGCTGAGAGCCATAGATGATCTTCTGCGGGTCTTTAGACGGCAGTTTGTCTTTGCGCTTCCAAGCGTGGATAGGGACGTAAGACATTTTTATTGCCCTGCATCCATATCAATGCACATGAAGCTAAACGCCATTGAGGTGGGGCTTATAAGCTCCCATTGGCCGTTATCCCAATGCCATGACAGAAACGATATGCGATCATTTTGAGCGCCAGTAATTGTTGCGATTGTCGGAAAGCCAGTAGCAGACACAGGCGACAAATTAAACGCAAAGTGCGCGCCGTCAGTATCAGTCCCGTCAAGCTCGTTGATGAATACAATGTCGGTCTGGTTGCCATCTTGGTTTGAAACAACATCACTTATGTTGTAACCGTAGACAAGTTTTGGATTTGCCAGTGGATTCCAATAGCAAGAAGCCACATTGCCATGCGTATTTTCAGGTATGGTGGACCTTATGCTGTCAAACTCAGCCTGAATGTTTGTAAACTCAGTATCAAAGTCAGCCGCCTTAATAATCTTTCTCTGATCGCCCTGCGGGAGAGCGTCTCTCTCTGACCACTTGGGGCTTTGAATGGGCACGTAGGCCATTTATATTCTCCTTTAGGGTGGGAAACGGGGCGGCGAACCGCCCCTTGTGGTTTAGCCTGCGACGTAGATAACGACGCCGTTCTCGGGCCGGTAAACGTCCTCGCCGTACAGCGTGTCAGACGTCAGGAGGTCCGCGAGGTACTCCTGCTTGTACTGGCTCTGGCTACGGACAGCCATCTGCTCACCAATCACCAGCGCGTCGGTGTGGAACAGCAGGCATGGCTTCTCGCCTTGGTCGTTTGCGGGCAGGTTGGTGCTGACGTAAACGTCTACGCCATACAGCTCGCCCACCTTGCCATTGACAACACCACGACCATTTACAAAGTCGCTAGACACGTAGCGATCAATGCCCATGATGTGGTTACGCGCAGCGGGCGGGATCACCAGCTTACGGCTGTCCATCGGCACGTTAGCGTCATCCAGGATCTGGATAGCGTCACGGAACGCCTGGTCAGAGAAGTCCTCTGCCGCACCTGCTACCGCAGGAGTTACCAGACCACCCTCGGTCGCGTGACCCTGTACGGTGAAGCCGTCCAAGGCAGACTGGATCAAGTCAGAGTCAACCTTCGTGGCCAGTGCGTAGCCAGCGTCCTGCGTATAGAACTTACGCAGCGATGACATTGCCTGAACGGAGGTGATGTCCTCGATCAGTCGCGAGTACTCCCAGTGCTGGTCAATGGTGATGACCTTCTCGCCGGACTCGTCGGCAACCAGCGTTACCTGAGTCTCCTGGACCTTCTCGTTGGCCGATCCACGTACAGGCATCGGAATACGGACGGTGTCGCCCTTCTTCCCAGCCACGCGCAGCGACTTGATGAGTGGCTTCATCACCAGAGACTTTTCATATTCAGCGATAATCTCGTCTGACCAGATTTCTGGGATGAAGGTTGCGTGGTTCGTATTGTTAATGCTCGAACCTGTAGCATATGAGCCGTCTAAGGCCATTTTGCTTCTCCTAAAAAGTTATTGAGTAAGTAATGGCTCACTCAGTCCCTGACTCGGCCCTCTGCGTATGCACGCATGATCTCCGGCTGGAGGTCTTCGTAACGGGCTGGGTCAGTTCGCATGAGCTGCCTAATGTCAGCGCGTCGGTAGATTCGGCGTGAGCCGCCACCGTCCGCTGCGCCTCGTGTAGAACCAACTGATGCGTTCTGCACTGCTTTCTTGCGAGCTTGCTTTGTGGCCTTCACAGCAGACTCACCGGCCTGCTTGATTGCCTTGAAGGTGCTGACTAGGTCGTCAGCCTCGTCCACGTCCCCTTCCTGGTCGGCGCGTTGGTAGCGCGAGATTCGCGCTGGGCTCTCCTTCACCCAGTTCTGGAACTCCTCGCTGCCTACAACCTCCTTGAGGTCGGGGTGACGCTGCTGCAGCGTCGCTAGCCCCTGTGCGTATGCCAGTTTCTGGGCCATCTCCTGCGCCTGCTTAAGCGCCGGGTGAGAGTTAATTTGCTGATTAACCGCCTTGTGCGGGTCAGTAAAGTAATCAACCTCCTCGCTCACTTCCGGTGAGGCGGTAGCAGATTGTTGAGAGGCCATCTGCTCGAAGGACTTCCTCAGGGAACCAATCTCGTTACCCTGCCGCCCAATCTCCTGCTGGGCGTCCTGAAGCATCTTGGCAAGCTCTGCTTGAGTCTTACCCTGATATGCCTCCGGGACCTCGTCCTCCTGCTCCTCGGGCTCTGCGTGCAACTCCTCCGTCTCGGGCTCCGGCGTGTCTGCCGGGTTTTCCTCTGCGAAGTTACCCTCAGTCTCTCCCTCTTCGAGCTTGAACTCCTCTGTTACCTCGTCAATGATTTCCGCTGCCATTCTTATCCGCTCCTTTCTAGGTTTGTCGGAATTGCTAAAAGTGTGGGGGTGCGTGAGTCGTTATTGACTCGCATTGGACGCACTTATCCCACTCGTATAGGGCGTACCGGGTGCCCTAATCCTGCCCCTGCTCCTCCTCGTGGCGTACCTGGGCCTCGTAGCTGAGTATCAGCCTGAGGATGTCCAGCCTGCCCTTCTGGTAGTACAGGTCCTCGATGGTCGATACACGGTCTATGGTGATCGACTCCTCGTGTTCTTGGAGGGTCTCAATGAGGTCCCTCCAGCCCTGCGTCAGGAACATAGTCCTGGCGTCGTCAAACCTTTTCAACGGCCTTCTCCTTGGCCTTCTTCTGCAGCTCGGCGACGGTTCGCTCCAGCTTTGTGATCCTTGCCGTGTGCTCCTGCAGGTATCTGGTGGTGTTGGCCACCAGCTCGTCAAATTCCTTTTTTCCGATCATTTACTTCTCCCTGAACGCCATAACCAGCTCAACCATGTAGATAGAGCCGTTGTTCCATGCGTTTGTGCCGTAGTGTCTTTCCGTATCTATCTTGATCTTTGTTGTTGTAGACGGGTCTTGAACCGTAATGATGCTACCCGTCCACATGATCGTGCCGCTGGTGTTGTAGATCAGCACCTCACCCAGATTCCTTACCCCGTTCTGGGTCAGGCTTTTCACCCAGCAGGAATTGGGGATGGTCCACCAGAAAAACTTTGACTGACTCTGAGCCGTAGTGGCCGCACCGTACTGGTCAGTGAAGTAAAACTGATTGTTGACACTGCCGTTGGTCTGGTAGGTCATCCTGCTTTTGTAAGTAACCAGTGAGCCGCCGCCAGCCTTGCTGTCAACGTAAGCCTTGGTGACGA